CATCCCGTCGCTCTTCTACAATCTCCATGATGTCAGGAAACTCGTGCGCTATATCTAGGAAGGCACTCAAGAATGTAGCACACTTAATTAGCTCCGCTAATACTTTTCGGTCTATCTTTTCTTCTGGCCCCATAGCTAATCCTGTAGATATGAGACCACTCCATGTACCATCTTTATCAAACCTTATGGGGCGCAATATCAAGGCTACCTCATCGTCTGCTAGTTTATATGCCATTAAATATCCTTACGTTTTGTTTTTAATTTTATCACAGTGTCTTTAGTGTAGCTACCTTTTTCTAATAGCCACTCCAAAGGAATAACTCTGTGCGCCCACTTGAATCCATGCTTTTCACACCACCCACAATAGCGCGTTTTAGAACCCTTGTAGAGTTTAGCTTGTGCGTTACTGAATACTAACCGTATATCTAACTCAGGGTGTTGTTCCCTAATAGCTATATGCTTACGGCGATCTTCGTTATCAAACAAACCTTTTGATTCTATGAAGATACCATTGTCCAACTGAAAGTCAGGCGTATACGTTCTGTATCGCAAGTCTTCCCATTGGATCTTTAGTAGTTCGTATCTAACTTCTTTTTGGTGATGTTTTAAATAGTCAGCGACTTGTTCTTCTAAACCACTACGATAGCGTCTATAGTTGTGTCTGCGTCTAGCCTTTGTCTTTTTTACCATCGTCAAGAAGAGCCTTTAATCTAGTAGTTTGCGCACTTCCCATTGCTTGAGTACTTTTGAGTGAAAACATTGCACACGCAATATCGCTTTTAAGTTTTTCTTCTGTTACTTGTCCTTGATGTATATTTTCAACTAAACCTTTTTGTTCATCTGTCATATTATCCGTTTCATATTCTTTTTCTTGAAAAGTTATTTTTACCATTATGCTGCCTCATTTTTATTTAAAATCTCTGATGGATCATATTTTTTTATTAGTTTCCAATAAGTAAGTAGACTGTTGAACATAGCTAAGTGGCGGTCGTGTGTTTTATTATTCCACCTATGTACTGCTATAAGTTCAGGATCTTCTCTGTCTACAAATATAGAAACTCTTTCTGGTTCTTTGTAATTACATCCTTCAGCGTATGCCGAAAGTTGCATCCCATGATCGTCGAAAACTAACTTGGATGCTTGCTTATCTTTTAACCCATCTTTGGTTTTGAAGTCAACAAATATTCCTGATTTAGAATACAAATCTATCTTACCGCCGTAACCGTTAGTAGAACAAAATGAGTCTTCTGCTATCCAAGTTTCATCAGGAAATTCTTTGTCTAAATAATCCTTAATAACTTTGTAAGCTTTAGTTTTTGTGCCGCCCATGAATCCTTGCTCGATCATAGCGTGAATAATTGTACCACGTTCTGCAGCTTTGCGTCCTATCTCTTTTGAGTCTTGCTTACACCTGTATGTAAACTGCTCTAAAGTTTCGCCTGGGTTTTGTTTCAAAGTAATAGCGGAGTTCAATGCTTGATTGATCTTCCAGTTTTCGAGAGATGGCTTTGCAGCCATCCCTATTATTGTGGTAACAGATGGAACATATCCATGCTTTCTAGCATCTCTAAGTGTAGTGTTTCTTTCGACACCATTCAAACCTACTATAGTATATGTAGGTGCGCCTTCACTGTCATACCAGTGTCCTGCCTCACTAAGTTGCTCCATTAAACAGCAGCACCCTCTACGTCAACAAACTCAGCTACTAAATCTGCGTCGTCATCCATAGTTTGTTTGTTATTTTCTTCCCATTTAGTTAAGACAAAGTTATTAGACCATTCAATCCAATCTAAGAAAGACTGAAATGTCTTACTATCTTCTTCTACTAAGTCCACTTTATCCTTTACTGCAAATGTCATCGTAGCAAAGGTTGCACCAGTAGGCATTGAATGAGACTCCGCCCCTAACTCAATGGCATAAGCAATGGGTAGAACACCCTTCTTAGATAAAGCCCTGACGGTTGCATCTAATTCTTTAATGCTCGTGTTGTTCTTAATGTCTAATATGAATGGTATCTCTCTATCATATCCTTCAATAGATTCACCATTACTATTCATAGCTCCTCCATTTATCTTAATTGCACCAAACAAAACCTTAGTACGTCTAACGACGCGCATTATATCTTTTGTTTCTTGTGGTACACTTTCCCAATCAGTTACAAACCCTGATGGTCTACCTATATTAAATGTACCGCGTGTATCTTTTAAGTCTGACTTCAGATCATTAGCTAATACTGTTCTGTCCATCTTATTATTCTCAGCATCCCACTTCGTATATTGTACACGCTGTGCGAATATTCTTATGGACGGATTAGCTACATAAATTGTGTCATCCTCTATCTTTAGAGCATATGTGCCGACAGGTAATACTTCTGTCTTCATCTTCTTTCCTGCTACATCTACTTCGCCCATCTGAGCAGAGTGAAGTATGCTTAGTCTAGCTAAGTTAGATGTCTTATTTGTGCTAGGAGTAGACGTACTAACTCCCATCATCTCAGCCATTGAACGGCCTGAGTTATCGTTTACTGTAAGTTCCGTATTCATTATATATACCTTTTAATTTTTATGTGGTGAAAAGAGTTATAGTTATACTCTCAAACGTCGTTTGTGTCAAGCCAATTAGAACCTATTTTTGCTTCTAATAACATAGGTACATTCATTTTTACATCATAAGCCTCCTCGATAATTAAATCTAAGTCATTGTTCATATCAGTTATAATTTGTATAACATAATCTTTCTCATTAGGGTGGACATCAATCACCGTCGAGTCATGTACTGTATTAACTAAGCACGACTTCAGTGGCTTCAATCTCTCATCTAATTCTAGTAAAACTACAGGTACAATATCACCCGTAGCAAAACCCTGTACTGGGTAGTTCTTAATCATGGTGAAGTGTGATGGCTGTCCATTCACTCTTCGCTCTACATCAGGGAACGCATACTGCCGACCTGATGGTGTCGTTATCTTTCTATGGCGCAATGCTTCATCACCTAGCTTCTTGTGCCATTTGGCTATGCCTTTATATTTCTCATTGAAGTGTTTGTAGTATGCGGCTTCAGCTTTACTTCTGCCATACCCACTCGCCCCAAACAACGGCGCAAACGTATGGCCTTTCGCCACTTGTCGTGACGTTTCTTGTCCTGCATCAGTTATAACTTTAGCTGTGTAACTATGCACGTCAAACCCTGTAGCTATCTCATTCATAGCAACCTTATCCTGGGACAAGTATGCGGCAACTCTGAACTCTAACTGTGCAAAGTCTGCCTCTAATATATGACCGCCCTGCCATCGAGATACAAATACACGCTTAACTGGGAACGTACCACCACGAGGCATGTTCTGCATGTTGGGGTTACGTCCACTAAAACGCCCTGTTGCAGTGATATGTTGCGTTAAACCTACATGAAGGAAACCATCCTCTTTTGTGTAGTTACTTATACCATCAACAAACGAAGATAGATATGTCGATACAGCACTCAGTCTCTTTATATCTTCTAAGAACTGTATTGCTTTATCCATGCGTTTTGTTTTAGCTGTAGCTATCAGTATATCTAAGTTGCCTTTACTTGTACTAAAACCATTAGCACTTACCCATGTTTTGTTTGGTGGGTTAAATCCTAGCCCTGCTAGTTTGGTAGTCTCTTTAAGTTGATAGCCGCGTGCTAAACAATCAGGACACTTGTTAGCTTTCTTAAAGTTTGTGCCATCCTTTTTCTTTTTGTAGCGACTGCCTTCACCATTACACGTCGGGCAACTAAACGCCGTTGTCTTTCGTAATAGTTTACTGTTGGCGGCGACTGCATCCCTAAACTCAGGTAAGTTGCTCGTAAAGTCAAACAACTCCACCCATTCTTTTTTGTCTATGACTTGTCTACTGAAGATAACCTGTGACACTTGTTCTGGGCTATTTAAATTGACTGGCGTATCTCCCATCAAATTTCGTATCTGTTTGAACAGGCGTTGCTCTATGTTAGTCTTCTCTTCTTCAAACTCTTTCCTTACTTCTCGAAGGGCGAGTCTATCCACTCTGAACCCTGACATATACATTCGGGTAAGGGTTTTACAGACTTTGCAGGTAATGGCTCGAACTCTATCCATTCCGTTGGAGCAGCTTTTGGCGTACCCTTCGGTATCAATAGCATGGAACAACTCTGTAGTAGTGTCGATGTCACAACCAAGA